GGACTCGAACCTCAACTAACAGAGTCAAAGTCTGCTGTGCTGCCATTACACCATATCCCTAAATTGGTGGGCCCTGAGGGACTTGAACCCCCAACCAAGTGATTATGAGTCACCTGCTCTGACCAATTGAGCTAAAGGCCCTATTACATTTGGTGCTCCAGGATGGAATTGAACCACCGACCGGACGGATATAAGCCGTCTGCTCTCACCCCTGAGCTACTGGAGCGTTATTCATCAAATTTGGTACCTCGAGCCGGACTCGAACCGGCACGCAATTAAGCGAGGGATTTTAAGTCCCTTGTGTCTACCTATTCCACCACCGAGGCAATGTTTGGCCTGCCCAGAGGGATTCGAACCCCCGACCAACAGCTTAGAAGGCTGTTGCTCTATCCTACTGAGCTATGGGCAGATTATGGATATATACTACCCATAATAAAAAAATATGTACACCATTAATTGAATACTGTTTTGATTATATCGATAATAAGCGGAGACAGACAAAATAAAAAGAGTAACATGATGGTTTTAAATGATATATTTACGCTCTTAGCTCTTATTGCTTTTGGTTTACGTAATCTAACCGGTTTATTCCACTTAGTGCGATGACTTGATTTCAAAGCCTTATATTTCTTAGGTTTTTGTTTTTTATTTTGAACATGTTTCTCTATCTTGCTGTAACCGCCTTGTTTAGTCGTTTTAGTAACAGTAACGCGACCGTTGCGATGAGTATATGTTGTGCGAGTAGATCCATCTTTATATGACTGCGACCACGTAGTAGGTTTGCCGTCTAAGTATGCTGTGTAAGTGATTCCTGATCTTTTTGATCTTTTGAACCACTTAGCCATTTATAGACCGATGTTCCTTCGTGTAAACTTCATCATGATATTATCGTTGTAATAGAGATCATTCTCTAGTACGTTGTGCATGAATTGAAGTTTAGCTTCCCAATAGTTACATTCACCTCTAGTTGTACACAGTCGTAAGATTGTTCTCTTAAACTTATCTTTTCCTAAAGATTCTATTTCTGTTAGAAGACGTTGAGAAGAACCCCAGTAGTCTTTCCAATCAGATTCTTTACGGCAACGTTTCTTTTTGCCTTTGACTTGTTTTGAAGAAGCTTTGGTGAAGTATTTACGACCAATATATCGTTTACCCGTTTCTATATTTTCTATAAGGTAAACGAAGCCGTAATATTCTTGAGCTAAATCATGATTAAATTCTTTTTCTTCAAACAACCACATAACAACACCTCTAGTAGATGTTGTTATTTATTTCATTTAATCTTATTAAGTAGATATGCAAATGCCGTTATCATAGCACACATAATATAATAATTATATTCAACTATTAGCTTTGTAACTAATTCGCCCATACTTCTTCCCAGGATCCAGATAAGGCGCCCTTTGCATAGTCTGTTGCTCTATTCTCAAAGAAATTAGTATGAATTGGTGCATTAATCATTGTTTCTACCCATGGAAGCGGGTTCTTTTTGACTTTATTAATTCCTTTGAGCCCAAGACTAATGAGACGCCTATCAGCAATATACCGAATATAGTGCTTAACATCATCACTTGATAAGTTTTCCATGTCGCCCATAGAGAATGCGAGGTCGATGAATTTGTCTTCCAGTTCCACCATTTTTTCTGCAATTTTGTAAATGTCTGCCTTAAGTTTATCATTCCAAATGTCTCGATTCTCTTCTACGAAGGTTCTGAATAGCTTAATCATTGATTCAGCATGAATAGTTTCGTCAACAATTGACCATGTGATAATCTGCCCCATGCCCTTCATCTTGCCATGACGAGGAAAGTTTAATAGCATGATGAATGAAGAGAACAATTGCATACCCTCAGTGAAGGCAGAGAAGGCCGCAATTTGTTGTGCAATTGTGTTTGCGTCTTGACCGGCTAACTTAGTAAAAAAATCATGCTTAGCTTTCATTTCTTCATACTGCATGAATTCATTATAGGTCGATTCAGGCATTCCTAAAGTTTCAATTAGATGTGAGTAAGCTGCAACGTGTAGTGCTTCTCTTGCAGCAAAACCACACAACATCATTCTCACTTCAGGTTGAGGAAAATAAGGAAGGTAATTATTAACGTAGCCGCCAGCAACGTCAATATCTCCCTGTGTAAAAAATCTAAAAATGTTTGTAAGAAACTTCTTCTCTTCATTTGTAAGCCTCTTCTTCCAATCCTTTACATCATCAATCATTGGAACTTCCAGATGAATCCAATGCGATTGTTCGTGCTTGAGCCATGAATCATAGGCCCATGGATAACTGAAAGGCTTAAAGAAATTGCGTTCGTCGGTAAGCTTTAGTTCTGTTTTTTTAATCATTTTCCGTGTACCCGATTGTGTGAACCTTCTCGCGCTCGATCATATCGATTATGAAGGTGGTTATTTGTATTTCTTTGTTGATAAAGAATAATTTTGATTCTAGTTCTTTAAGCTTTTCAGTATAAAATGCAAGCTCTTTTTGCTTCTCTTCTCGCATCTTATACACATCAGCTAATAAAATTATCTTGTTGTCCATTAGCCCTCGCACGCTAAGCAAGCTTCTCCTTCAGTTAATTGCTTCAGATCAATTTCTTCTATGATCTGTCTTTCTATCTTCTTAGCCACTTTATCAGCTTTACCAATCTTCTCTGATCGGCAATAATAAAGAGTCTTTAAGCCACGCTTCCATGCTAAAAAGTGAACGGCGTGAAGATACTTAATATTTATGTTCGGCCGGAAGAACAAGTTAAGCGACTGTGCTTGATCGATAAATTCTTGACGATCTGCTGCGTGTTCAATCACCCATCTTTGATCAATTTCCATAGACGTCTTAAATGTATCGCGTTCCCAGTCCGTTAGAAAATCTAGATGTTGTACAGAACCGTCGTTTGCAATGATGGTTGACCAAACATCATCGTAATCAAGTTTCTTATTTTCTTCACAGTATTTTTTAATGAGTTGATCTAGATATTTGTTCTTGTAGAACGAAGCACCGGAAAGTGTGTCCTGTCTGAACGCGTTTGCGCGGTATGGCTCAACTGATGGTGAGGTGTTACCCATGATGATTGAACTAGAAGCATTTGGTGCAATTGCCATCGTGTGGCAGAACCTTCGTCCTGTTCCTTTTGCATCAGGAGCTTCACCTCTTTCTGAGCCTAATTCAAGATTAGCTTTATTTAATCCTTCAAAGATATGCTTGAACATTTTCTTATTTGTGCCAATCGCCATAGGAGTTTCCCATGGGATGTTCTTCTTCTGCAAGTATGCGTGAAACCCTAGTGCACCGACACCAATTGATCGTTCACGCATAGCTGAATACTTTGCACGCCTGATTGAGTTTGGTGCATGTGTTATGAAGTACTCCAATACGTTATCGAGCATCTCAGCCACATCACGTAGAAACTGTTTGTTGTCTTTCCATTCATCATAGTATTCTAGATTCAAAGATGAAAGACAACAAACAGCAGTTCGCTTTTCATCTGTAGGAAGTACGATCTCAGAACAGAGATTAGACTGCTTGATAGAAAGTCCTAGCTTCTTCTGCCATTCAGGTAGGTGCCGGTTCGAAGTATCAATAAAATGGATATAGGGTTCACCTGTAAGCATTCTTATTTCTAAGATCTTCTGCCAAAGTTCTTTAGCAGAAACAATTTCCCTGACTTCTTTTGAGTGAGGATCCACTAGATTCCACGAATCATCAGCATTGGGATCCAGCATGCACTTTTCAATAAGTTGCATGAAGTCGTCAGTTATATTGACCCCGTGATGTAAGTTCAATGCACGCATATTTGGATCGCCGGTAGGCTTTCGCATGTCCATGAACATCACAATATCGGGGTGTGAGATGTCAAGATATGCGGCGTATGAGCCTCGACGGGTTTTACCTTGTCGATAAGCTAGAGAAGAAGCATCATAGATTTTAAGGTGTGGCATAACACCTGTAGACTTTTCATCAGAAGAACGAATCCCAATCCCGATACCAATGCCGCCACCAAGCATAGACAGCCAGTTGACTTCTGACAAGCAGTCCACAAGGCCTTCAGCTGTGTCGTGCAAGTATGGTAGAAAGCATGAAATAGGTAATCCATGCTTACTACGACCAAATGACAAGATAGGAGTAGAGTAAGAAAGCCAGTGACGGCTACTATAGTCGTAAAGTCTCTGAGCGTGTCCCATATTGGTAGAAAAAGTTTTCGAAACATACGCAAACCTTTCTTGTGGTGATGTTTCCGTATCAAGCATATAAGACTCTTTAAGTCGCTTAAGACCTAGTTCATCAAAGAGGGAGTCACGTGTGTAGTCCATCTCAATTCCCATGTAGTTGACTTTTGATGTCATAAAGATCCCTCGATTGTTATGCTTTGATTAGTTGTTTTGAAATATTTGGTATGATGCCGGCTAACTCATACGCACACTGTTGTGCGATAATCCTGTGTTCTTTCTGTGTTGACGGGTCGCTCCTCACTTCAATGTAATGAATCCACGAGCGAATCGACCCATTCATATACATCTTAGACAACACCAGTCCTTCTGGTAAAACCGATCTGGCTACTTCCTTAGCGATACCGTTGTTTATCGCCCACTCATATGCATGCTTAGCATACCCGATGATCTCATCCTGAAACATCTTCCAGTTTGAATGGAGAGTTTCGTCGTTGATCTCGATTGAGTTCTGACGATTCTTTATATCTTGAAGTCTAGCTTCTCGCTGAACAAACGAGAGTTCATCCACTGGGTTTGCGTACCTCTGACTAAACTCTTGGAAAGAGAACGACCTGTGTCTAAGTATTTGTCTGGCGATGTCCCTTGTTGTAGTTATCTCAAGACAAGCGTTGACCATTTCAAAGGGAGACCAGTGCTTGTTCCTTACTAAGTATTGTATCAACTTTTCAGAAGTTTGTACATTGTTTTGGTTGCTTGGATTACTTACCCTAGCGCAAAAAGCAATCAAGTCCTCACAGCCAATGTCTTGATCTACGCCGACGTTGCAAGAGTAATCGTAGTCAATAACCGAATAACTAACCAACCTAACAGGACGCTTTGCGTGTTGGTCAATCACTTCACTAGCCCAAAGTTCTTCACCGTCAAGACTCATTAGCATTTTCTCCACACTTGTATATTTAACTTAGCATCAAGGCCACTGAATGAATTTTTATCAACGATGATCTTTAACTCTTCAGGCTCATGACCATTAAGTATCATCTCATTCACGTCTTTACCCTTTACACTCCCAGGCCATAAACAAACTTTATAACCGTTGTCTATATATTTCTCGATCTTCTTTACAATCTGTACAGACCTTGGCTCGTTGTCAAACACTATCGTTGCTTTGGACTTATCTATATCTATCGACTTCGTTAAGTCAGACCCACACATCGCGATAGCGTTATCAAAGAACAACGAGTCTATAGGACCCTCAAACACATAGAACTGTTTCGTTATGTCACACGTATCAAGCCCAAAAATCTTTGGTTTAGTTTCATCCTTGAGTACCGTTATATATTTAACGGACTTGTCAGATAAGCTTCTGCCCTG